TCAGAAAAAATAAAAGGTATAATTCTATGCTGTTGAGTCTTGCTTGTGTCTACAGTTGTATCAAACTCATAGATTTTTCTAGTGCCATAGCGTCTAAGCAAACCACCTTCGTTACGCAGAAAGAAGTTTTCTACCTTCTTCGCGGCATTTTGATACACCTTAGTATCAGTCCTAGAAACAAGCGATGGACTAATTTCACCAAACTGAAAGTTGCTAATAGGTATTTTAATACTTGGCATTAGCTACGCCTTTCAGCAATAAACCTCGATGTAACCAGCTTTCTAGCTGTCTGCTGTTGTGAGTCTAGGCTTCTAGCTTTTGCCATAGCTTCTGTTGCTTGTGTCTTCATAAGACTGGCAAGTTTAGAGTCTCTAGCAATAGATGTTGCAAATACAACAGCCAAAGCATACTCAACAGCTAATGTAAAATAAGAAGGCCAATCTTCTTCTTCTGCTCTATAAGTGTAATCTGCAATGACCACATCATTTGGGTCTGTATCTGCAAATACCTTAGAGCCATAAATCTGATATTCTATTGGTAAGTCTTGTACTGTAACAGCGTGTAACATCAACAAATCATTGGGTAGCTGATAAGCTCTGTCATAGCGGCCAGTAGGTGCGGCACTTAATAAATTTAATACAGCTTGGTTTGTAGAAAAACGCCAGCGTGAGTTTACCAAAGCGGCTCTAGCTACGTCCTCATACATATTGACCGAGACTAATGCCTCGGTTGTTCCATCGTTAAAAGATGTAATCGGGTCTGCGCCTATGAGTATTAAGGCTCTGGCGCAAATGTCGATTGGTGAATCTGCTGTAGTGCTTGCCATACGGTGATGGGGGGCTTACACCCCCCACTCCCTTATTAGTCAGAGTCAGTTGCTGTAACAGCAACACCATTAACGATGTCGATATTAGTGCCATCGCTCTGGTTGCAGTATGCGGTTGACACCACAGGAGTTGTTCCTGTTGATGACACAATAAACATTACATCATTTTTGTTAATCATTCCGATTGCATCAATGAAGTAATCTTCTGTGTTAATATCAGCAATAGGGTCAGCGCTTGTGTAAATCCACATACGCTGTGCTGATGAACCGCCAACTAGGGTTAGACCATCTGCTGAAAATGCCATAATCTTAACTCCTCTTAGTTGTTGTCCAGAACTTCGTAAACGCCATTGTCGTCAATAACGACAGAACCCATTGACATCATTGATGTGGCAAGGTGCGATACTTTTTCTGCGACATAGTTTAACTCTGTTGTTACGTCTGAGCCAATGCCAAGACCAACAGCAGTTGTATGATAAGCGATGTTCTTACCAGCAGTTACGGCTGATGTTGAGAAAATCTTGAAACCAAGAAATTCTTTCATTGTCATACCGCCAGCGAAAGGCAAGTTCTGTTCGCCAACAAAATCGCTTGAAGCGAACTCGTTGATTGCAAACAAATCAGCATAACCCTTCGGGTGCATAGCAAGATAACGTCCACCATCTTCGGGAATATCGGCAGAACCGAATGTCTCGAACAGTGTAAGCAGGTCAGCCTTATCAACTGCGGCCGCAGTGCTATTAATCTGCGTTGCATTAGCACCAGCATCCATAGCTGTAATAAGGATTTCGTCAGTCTTACGCCCCAATGCGGCGGCGGCAGACTTAGCAACTGCCTGACGTTCATCAATGTTGGTCTTCAATTCGTCCAACTTATCAATGTATTCTGCGGCATAGTAGTCAGCCATTGTTGCTTCCACATTAGTATGTGCAAGTTCCATAGGTGCTACGTTGCCGTTGCGTGATTTAGTTGAAGCAGAGCCTGTGCCAATCTTTTGGAAACGCACAGTGTTACCCCGTACACTTGATACAGTACGCACAGTGTTCCGCAATTTAGAACCCATGCGCTGATAAGCCATGTGTACCTCTGATTCAAACTGTTTAATAAAAGCGGTATCAATAGTATTCGCCATTTTACAGTCCTTTTCATTAGGTTAAGTTTCAGGTTTTTTGCGGTTGTCTGTGCTATCACCTCAACGCGATTGTCCTTTCGGGTCGCTCAGTGCATTACAGGCCGTTGATTTAAGTAATAAACATTATTTTGTCGCTCTCTGCAACGCACAAAACGCATCATTATGTGTCCATTCATTTCATAGGTTTCCTCGTCAAAGGTAAACCCACACCAACTTAACCACATAATTGTTTCGTGATGGTCAACAGGAACAAAGTTTTCTATAGAATCTAAATCGCCTTGCAGTATTTCAATAACCTTTTTGCATCCCCTCAAGAATGGACGAAAGTTATTGTTCACAGCACCAGTGCCAAGCATCCATACACGCCCCTGATTATCTTCAAGAGGCACAACACCGCACATAGCTATAGGTCTGTCATCTAATTTAATGGTGTATATACGAGAGCCACGAATAGCAAAAGGCTCTGTCAATGCTTCAATAGGCGGCAATCCCCATATCATGCACTCTCGTTTATCGTGAAACCGAAGGCTGTCAGCTATTTCTTCGGCATGATGAGGGCGACCGTCTATAAGAGATAGTCGCCCTACTCGCGCTAGTTCTTTAACCATACAGCTTCTTAAAGCCCTGCTCTACTTGCGCTACAAAGTTTTTATCGCGCCTAGCTGGGTCGTGATAACGTGGGTCGTTCATCATTTGCTGTAACTGTTGCTCATTGATAGCACCAAGCGGTGTGCCATCTGCGGATGGGCCAGCTTGTTTCATGGCTTCCATAATAGTTTCCAAAGCCATTACGCCCTCTGCTGTTTCGCACATACGCTCAATAGCAGGTAGCTGTTCCTCTGGAAAAAATTGGTTGGCAAACAAACTAGCCGCTTCTGTTCTTGCGTTAGCGTTATCACCTAGCTTACCTATTTCTGCATCATAGTCTGGAACATCTGCATTAAGAGCATTAAGGTACATATTAATACCTTCGCTAAACTCTTCTTGGCTGTAGCCATTTTCAAACGCAGTTTTAGACCACCAATCTAACAACTCATTATCTGCCGCTAGTTCTTCGTCAATACCTTCTGGCAGTTGATAATCACCAGCAGATTCAGGGCGATTAGCATAGGCTTCTGCTTCCATTTCTTTTAAGAAAGCATCACGGTACTCTTGTTCTTTTTGCCCCAGCTTTCCCTCAAGAGAAGAATATGCAGATGCCATATCCTCTGCTGACTTAAATTTTTCAGGCAACCACTCAGGACGCTCAGAAGAAACCTCTGTTGGTTCTGGTTGCAGTTGTGGGTCGCCACCTTCGGTTACTATTTCCTGTGCTTCTTCACTCATTTTCTTTCACCTTATGTGCGTGTCTTATTCTAGTTTCAATGAGGCCAACAATATATCGCTGGCCTTCGGCATGGCGTAACTCATCGTTGCCGACTGCCGCACCATGCACTGATTCGATTGTTATAGAACGCAAGTATTTTAAGACAGCCGCACCTGCTTCTGTCTGAAATACACTTGCAACATTTAGGCTTATTTTTGCGTCTTCACTCTTATTTCGATGAAAACCGTCAATACTTATATAGGCATTACCCTTGACCAAACATTTGCTCCATTGGCTGTTGCTGTTGCATCTGTTGTTGCTGTGCATACTGCTGTGCCATTTGGATTAGCTGTTTTCTTTCTTCTACATCCCTAATTAATAAATCAGGAACGCCAAATTTCTTAGCCAAGAAAGCGGCAGTTTCCTCAGAATTAATAAGGATATTCATTACCTCAGGCCCAAATACACCTTGCACCAACTCTAACCAACGTGAGACAGATGTAATATCTTGATTAGCTTGGGCTTGGGCTAAAGGCGATACCGACTTTACCTTGACCTCTCTGCCATTTAACGTTGGCAAATCAATCCTACCTTGTTTTTTCAAAATGTAAACAACCCTTGCAAGGACAGGCTGTACTAACTCTGCTTGCAGTCTGCCAAAAGCAGACCCAATACGCCTTGATAGGTCAGCCATTCTTTCCGCAACTTCTGTTGCAGATGCTGGTGTTCTGTCTGGATTGCCTAACATATCATTGTACAATGCACGTTTAATATTCAAACGCATATCTGAAAGCACAAGATTAGCTACGTCAAAAGAACCAGCCGCCTGAACGGGCTGTAACCCTAGAGAACCTGCGGCTTTTGGAATAACAGTTCCGGGGACAAGATTGATGGTATCTGGATTGATTACACCATCATCATCCATTTGATAGATGCCAGATATAGCCATCTGTGCATTTTCTAAGATAAGCTCGATTGTTAGGTTGGTTGTTTTAATCGCGCTTAATGCGTTGATTAATGGGCCACGCCCATATATCTCACCAGCACATTTAGACCAGCGAAAGCAAACAAATGGATTAGAGCCTACACCGCTATAGTTTTCTTGCTTAACTACGCTCTTTGTTTCTGTTTCAATAGCATAAAAGAAATATGCCTCTTGATTTTTCTTAGTGTAATCCTTGCAAACTACCTCAAGAACCTTAGTTCTTTCGTCTGGGTAGTTATTTATTTTGGCTTGTAACTTGTCGTTTATAATCGCCTTTGGATACATAACAGGAATATCAGAGTTGCGGCACTGACGCTCTCTGTAAACGTGGTCAATCCTGTCGTCAGGGCCAGTATCCAGCACAACATGAGGCAACGGAATTGCTGAAAAAACTACTGGGTTTACAGCATCACCTTCGCTTACAGCTAGAACGCCAGTGCCTACCGCTAGGTCTAGGAACGATTCATGTACTTCCTGACCAAAGTTTGAATTTTGTATAACCTCAAAGACGTAATCAGTAACCTCGTCCAGTTCGTTATTGATTGCATCGCGGTCTTCTGGCGGTACTTCACTGCCAGCATTAAAGTCTGCCCAACGAGCGAAATTCGGAACAAGTCCCGATTGTAAGCGCGAAGCAAATTCCTGCACACCAACAACCGCAGTCTCGTCAAATATTTTATCATCTCTGCGCTGTCCAATTGTTTCAGCATAGAAAGATTCTCTTTGAGGTAGCGCATATTCATAACATTCCTCAAACAATGGCACAAAATTCTCACGCAGAGATTTTGCCTTTTCATATTTCTTAAGAAACTGAGAGGCTACGTTGTCTGCAACGTAAACACCGCTATCGGCTGTAGGTTGTACAATCATTATACATACTCGTTATAGAAGCCCATACCACCACTTGAACCAGTAATTAAAGACCTGCGGCCTCTGCCGCCACGCCTACGGCTTACTGTTTCAGCTAAAGCTGTTTGCCTTCTCTCTGATTTTACAGCTTGCTCTTGCTGTCTTTGCTCTGTTTGTTGAGCTTCTACAGCAGGGTCTGTCTGTGGTGCTTTAGGTGTTCTGCCTACACACATGATAAACTCCTTTGGTTTTACTATTCCTAATCATATTTAGTCGCACTATGCAACGCACAAATTACATTCTCGCCCATAAACCTTGTCGTTTGGCTTGTCTTGGCTTGCGAGTAAACACATCAAAGTCTTTTCTAGCGTTGAAAGCATTAACTGGTTTATGTCCAGATATAAGTTGTCTGCCTTCACCAGCACCCAGCATTAGGTATTGCAATGCGTCATGGATGTGGGAATACATATTTTTGTCTGGCTTATCAGCATATCTTTCGCCAGATACTTCCATACGTTTATATTGATACCCACCTTCAAAACCTTTGATAAGTGATGGGCATCTTCTGTCCACCAAGAACGCTGGTTTGCCATCAACCATCTTGTTTAATGACGCTGAAACGCTTTCTAAGCGCAGGTCAACCGAATTGGATGGGGCTGGCAAGGCTCTAAGGCCAGCCCCCCTTAATATCTGGAATGGCGTAGACTCATCTGTTTGTGCGCGGAAGTCACCAGCAGGGTCGCCAAAGATATGCACTTCTTGATTGCCAAAACGTGTAGCTATCTCTTGCCGCAGTAATTCAGC